AGACGTGCCAACTAAGAGCCTGCCGGAGCTGTCGATGCGGGCGCGTTCGGTGCTTGAATTGCTAAAGGTAATTGGCGCGGCTGCTCCGGTATAAATAACAGGGGAGTAGGCTGTGCCCGTTCCGAATACAGACCCCGTGCTGTTATCTACTCCAAAATAAGTGGAGTTGCCACCTTTTACCGTAGAGATAATAGCAGCGCCTGTGCTGGTGTCTCCAAACGCTATATTTCCTTCAACGTCAAGTGTAGTGCTAGGCGAAGTAGTGCCAATCCCTAGTCGCCCTGAAGTGTCAATGCGAATAACTCTGGTATTGTTGGTATAAATATCTAGGGGGTGATTGCTGACACTGCGAAGTTCCGAAGCCATGTTTCCATTTGCAGAAAGTTGAGCTTCCACTCCAGACGGGTTGAATACCCGGAGGAACGTGTAGTCACTCGCCGCACTGCCATCTACTCGTGCGTTTGTGCCAGTCGCACCTCCCTTTAGATGCAACAACGCGCTAGGGCTGCTAGTCCCCAGACCTAATTTGCCGTCGGATGTGATGCGGAGGCGTTCGGTGTTTCCGCCAGTAAGAAGTCGAATAACACCAGAGGCATCAGTAGATGCGATAGTTACATCATTGTCTTGTCCGTAGATATAACCTTTTTGAGCGCCAGCTTTTGCGAACCAAAAAATGCCACCACTTGATCCGCTAGCTGTGACACCTGAAAAACCTGCGCTAGCTAAAGGTGAGCCAGTACCAACACCAACATTCCCATTCGCATCAACAAACAACCGCCCAGTGCCATTAGTCGAGATGGCTACCTGGTTTGCGCCGGGGGAGTAAATGCCCGTGTTAGTGTCGCCCGCAAAATAAATCGATGGGGCAGCAGCCGTACCAGCCACAGCGCCAAACTTGTTCTGCTCTTGCCAAGCACTACCGTCCCATACCTTCATCACAACGGCGCTGCCGCTGGTATCCATCCACTGCTCACCAACAGCATTGCCAGCAGATCCAGCCGGGCTGCTATTCGGTGCGCTCGTCCCAATGTGGATCGGACCCACCTTGGTCAGGACGTTGCTGCTGTTCTTGAAAAAGATGCCGGGACTCGCGGCATTGGTATTGATCGCAATCTGACCATCGGACAAGCTGGTCGCAACAGGACGCTTGTGTGCCGTGGAAGAACGAAGATTCTGCAGTGCCATTCCTTAACGCCGTCTGGCCGGAATTGATAGCCGCAGTCTATCTGTAACTACCAAGTGGACAGAGCAGCCCGCACCCAGGTATTCGTCGCCACGCAAACGTAGATGTAGCTGCTATCCCAGCAAATCTCGCCCGCATTGCCCGTGTCCGTTGCTGATGCCGGGGTCTTTGACGTACCAACGCGAATCGTGTCGCCTCCAGAACTCAACAGACTTTGCCAAACGCTGCCATCCCACGTTCTCAAAACTGACGGGGTAACACTGCTATCCAGCCACAATTCACCAACGGCATTTCCCGTGGTGCCAGCCGCTGAAGAGTTGGGGGCAGTCGTCCCAACGTGAACTGGTCCAGCCTTGACTAATGCGCCGCCTGCATTTTTGAAGAACAGTCCAGGACTGGTATCAGCAATGTTCAATGCGATCTGACCGTTCACCATCGAGACGGGATCGGGTCGCTTATTCGCGGTTGAAGATCGCAGTTGCTGGATAGCCATCCTTAACGCTGATAACAGCCGGAATTTATTAGCCCAAGTCTATGGGCGTCAGTAAGTGCCATCGTCGATGGCTGCTGCCGCCGAAACCGCCACAAATGCAGAGCCGTTCCAGACAGTCAGCACGTTAGAAGAGCTATTCAAGAAGAATTGCCCCTCGTAATCACCACTGGCAGGAGTGGTGGACTGAATGATGCAGGTGGAATCATTCGCCATCTTTGCGCCAGTGATGGTGTTGGCGCCAATGCGGGCAATGTCCAGCGTGCCGGAAGTCAGCAGCGCGGCACTGTGATTCGGGATGTCGGTGTCGGCAAGCGTCGTGCCCCCAGTGACGATGCCTTTGTCGGTGACGGTGACTTTGGGGTAAGTGCCAGCAACAACGCCGCTGGTGGCAAGTTCGAGAACGTCGCCAAAACCAAGTTGGACTTCGCTGCTCAGTGCAACGCCGCCGATCGTACTGGTCGTAGCAACGTCAAGGCTGACTGCGCCAAACGAAATACTCAGACCGTTGCCAATCGAAACGCCGCCAATGGCAGACGTAGTAGCAATAGGCAGATCACCAGCAGCCAGTGCGCGACCGGATGTGACGTGACCTTGATCGTCGAAGGCGATGTAGCCATAATCAGCAGCCGTGATCGAGTTGCTGTGGCTAAGCGCACCAGATGAAACGCTCAAGCCGCCGCCGGTTGGGACATACAGCGCACCAGCAGCAATGTTGGTGCCGAGCGGTAAGTCGGCGGAAACCAGTGCGCGAGCGGTGGGGGCGGCAGCAGTTGCACCACTAGAAGGTCCGGCAAGAACCGTGTTGGGGTTGAAGTCTTCAAGCTTGCTGACGGCAATATCAGCGCTGGCACTGATGTCGCTGTCAATGATGCCGCTGGCAGGAATCAGCGAGCCGCCGGTCAGCTTGGCTGCGGTGATTGATGCGTTCTTGATGTCAGCAGCACCAATCGAACCTGCTTCGATGTGGACTTTGCCGAGGAGTGTTTCGGAACCGGAGATGCTGTTGGCAACAACTTCGGCAGCATCAACAGCGTTGCTAGCAATCAGCGTGTTGGTGATTTCACCAGTGCCGATGTCCGCTGCACCAATCGAGTTGGCAAAAATATGAACCTTGGCACCACCGCCGTAAGGCGATGCAGAACCGTGGACGTTGCCGCCGTCAATCGCGTCAGCATCGACCGCGTTATCCGCCAGCTCAGAAGCCGTGATGGCATCCGCTGCAATCTCTGCACTTGTGATGCTGTCGGCAACGATCTTGTTGCCATCAATAACGCCAGTACCAAGCAGGCTCAGACCTGCCTCAACTAGCTCATCAGGCTCAATCTTTTTATCTTCACCCGCCGAGACATCAACGATCAGCAGCACATCATCGGTGGCTACCGACGCAGCCGTGATGGCATTTAGCTGCGTTACCTTGAGATCAGCCATACCCGGCGCTGGTGTGTTACTTAGAGTTTAGGGGCTCTGCAAAGCCACATTACCGCTGCTGTTCTGCTGAACAACTGTGCCGCCAGTTTGATTAAGCACAAGGCTTGCAACAGGCTCGGATAACAGAGCAAGCTCACCAGTAGTCACAAAGTTGATGCGGCTGCGGACTGGCTCGTCAGCATTAAAAGCTACGCCGACATCCGTGATCACGCCAGTCAGGTCGTAGAAAATCTGTTCAGTATTAGGTCCAGGGACGCCAGCGGTGTAAGGCTTTGTCGCCCGGGTCTTCAGGTACAACCGTGCGCGGAAGCTGGCCCCAAGATCCTGCCGCAACACCAGTTGATGCAAATAGTGGCTGACCTCGTTGCTGTAACCGCTGGTGTTTCGGTTCTCAGTGGCGTAAGCCTCGTAGTTCCAAAATGCCGTGCAACTGCCAGAACCCGTGATCAAGGTGCTGATGCGTTGGCGGAAGGCTTCACCAAGGCTTGTAACGTCCGCAGTCTCGCGATTTGTATTTAATTCGTAGTCAGTGACCTCGCCCAAAATTCGGCGGGCATTGTTCTTAAGCTGGACGCGGATTGGATAACTAGAAGCAGGCGTGGCAAGGGTTGCAGCATTGGTAGTGCCGCCAATCAATGCCTCATTCCAAGTGGAATACAGCCGAACGCCATTCGCAGCATCGACGTTCACATACCACTGACCCTGAGGAGACTGAGCACCACCAGGGAAGCTTGCGGCATCAACGAAATCCAGGTTGCTGGTGCTGATCACACCAGTTGTGGTCATGCGGGTGATCTCAAGCAAATCCCCCGTCATAAAACGGTTGTTGCCGAAGTCGAAGCTGAACCGCTTGGCCGTGACGTTTACATCAGCAGGATCCAGCGTGCTGTTGAGATAGTTCTGCTCGCTAGTGCGCGTCAGTTCAATGATGCCGTGCGCTCCTAAGTAGACCGCCATGATTACGAACCCATCGTTGCCTTCGTCAGAGCACCGGAAGCGGTAAAGGCAATCGACGCGGTAACCAGATCACCAACGCGGCAACTGATCGAAACTGAAGTCACCACGCACTTAAACTCCACCTCGCGGTTGGTGGTGTCGGCCAAACGCAGCAAAATCGTGTGGGTGGCAACAGTGTCAGGAGCACTCGTCCTAATAACGTCTTCAATCAACGCGCCGCCATCAACTGCATTGGCAGCAGTGACGTAGTAATAAGCCGTGGCCGATCCAGAGAAGCTCTGAATACCAGGAACAAACTGGCGGGCAAAATCACCCAGGCTGGTCGTCTCTAGCGTCGAAGTCTCAGCAGAAAACGTCCATTCACTGAGCTTGGCGATCTGGGTGCCATCCACCCGCAGACTGCCGTCAATACCGGTGAAATGCTTGGCCATGATTTGAGTCTAGCTCAGCTGTAAATGGCGATCAGGCTGACAGAAACGTTGTAAATGCCAGGCTTCACTGCCTCAATCGTAGGCGGCTCGATGTATCGCCATTTATTCGTGCCAGCGGTAAACGCAGTCGTCATGCCTGCAAATACTTGGCTGGGCAGCGTAAAGGATTGGAAGCCGCCTTGGACACTGGCGTAGTGCGTATTGAATGCCAGCGCATTGGTCTCGTTAACGTTGCTATAGCTCAGCGCAAGTTCGTGACGAGTCGCAACTGAGCCGTACAAGATACGCACCTCAGCGCCGCTAGCCGCCTCAAAGCTGGATTGCGGGAACCCGCCAGGAGTCCACATCCGCGTGCTTGGATTGATTGCCGGATAGCTCATGTCACCACTTTATAGGTGTTGCTAAAGACCACGGTAGAGAGGTCAGTTGGCATGTGGATCGCTTGAACATTCACCAAACCATCAACGCCATAATTAGCGGAAATTATCTGATATTGATTGGTGTTTGTATAAGTTTTGCCCAGGCTTGTTGTGACCGACAGGTTGAACGTAAACAAACGGCCAGGCGATAGGTCGATGCGATCTAGGAAGGTGGTAAAGCTGACGGTGTGGGTTTGTTTCAGACGGGTGGCCAATGCAAACCGGGCGTAGGTGACGGCGTGGGTTTCAGTGGTACAGAAGTCCGAAAGATCGAAGGAAAGGATGTTTGAACCGGTGTAGCCCGCTGGTGCAACGGTGACCGTGCGATCTTCGCCAAGCATGTAGCGCTCTTGGACGCGATAGGTCACGTTGACAAAAGCTTCTTCGCGATCCTGCAGCGTCTTGTATTGGACAGCGTAGGAATCCGCGATGATGTCGTCCATTGTCAGAACTTGAGATGCGGCGGCGCCAGACGTTCCAGTGGAAGAATCTTGGGTGGCAATGGTCAGGGAATATTTGCCTTGGTTCATGCCAAAGCGCAACAGGAAAAATTCTGCGTGCTCCGCGATGAACTCAAAAGCACCGGACTTGTCGGTGATGACGCCATCAAAGAACAGGCTCTTGGAGCGCGTGAACGTGATGGCCTTGAGGAATGAAGCGGTATCAATGTCAGCCGCAGTGACCGCACCCGTGCCGCCGGGGAATGTGGTGAGCAGGTAGTTGGCGAGTTCCGGGAACATATTGGATGTCCCAGTGCCGCCAGTTTCAAGCAATGAAATTTGAGCGCCGTCGTCGTAGTACAGCGAGAGTTGACCAGTAGAGGCCATGCCCTTGAAGCCGCGCAGATTTAGCACTGCAGTGGACATATACGGGTAGTTGGGGGAGTCTTGGATGACCTCGTTGACGTAGCTAATTCCAACGGAATAGTTGACTGATTGATCGTTGAGATCGACTTCGCCATAAAACGGTGCATAGCCGCCTTTGTATTCCAGCTTGAAGCCGTCACGCAGATTGATGTTCCTTACTCCGGCGTTGCGGCTATAAATGATGGGAAAACTGCCCTTACTTGCCGCTTGATAGCCAACAGTTGTGCCATCCAAAATGGCGTTGTATTGAAGGTAGTTACGTCCGAAGTCGTCAGGTAGGACGGGCTCAAACTTGTACTGGACAGCGCTAAGTGATGGGTGCTGGATCTTCAGCGTTGAGAACATCACCGTCGAATCCGCACAGGCAATGATTAGCGGTTGGCTGGTTAGTTGGCGCCAAGCATCAGAGCTAGCATCGGTAGCGCTGCGCCAGTAGATGTGGAACGCCATCTTCGGATTGTTCGGGTCCGAAAGAATTGACGTGAACTCGGGAATAGCGCAAACATCGGGCGTAGGCAATGCATAACCTGTGGCAGGCGTTGTGTTGCGATTGCGATTTGCACCCGTGTAGGGCTGATAATTGACCCCGATCTTGCTTAAGAAATCGGCGCTACTAAACGCAAATTGATTGGCCAGTGGGATCAGCGTGTCTGGATCTAACGGTTGCAAGTAGCGGGTGCCGTTATCCCATCTACTTTGAGCGGTGGCAAAAGCTGCATCTAAAACAGAGCGATTATTTACATCGCTGCGATAGGTATAGGCATAGCTGGAAGCCAAGTAGGTTCCAATGCTGACAATTCGATAGACAAGACTGCCTGAAATCCAAAGGCTGCCAGGAGGGGCGGTTTCGCTTTTGTTGGATGGGTTGCTGGCTAATGATGCAGCAAGACCGATTTCGGTGACTTCGCAGCTGCGGGTATTAGTAATAAATGCCTGAACAGGGTTGAGGCTGACAGGAGTAATCGTGCTGGATGCGACGACTGCTTCGGAATCGCAATCGGGTTCCTCGCCGCTAAACCCGAAGGATTCGTTGCTGTCGATAACCTGCGAAAATGCACGAACCTCGCCTTGGTTGATCGTTCCAGTGAGGTATTCGTCGCTAGGGGTCAGCTCGGTGAAGAGCTTGAAGCTGCCGTAGCTGCTGACATTCGATACGGTTGGGTCGTTGTCAGCAGTTGATCCATCGGTCGTGCCAAAAGACCAGTAGTTGATGGAATTGGAATCAATCGTTTTGCTGCCAAGACGGATGCCACGAAGGGCTGGAGTACCCAGCGTTGTTCCGCCTTCACCGATTACATACGCAGCACGCAACCATTCGTACACGCCTTCGCTATGCATCCGCTGGTAGACGGCGCTTGGCACGGAAACAATGCCGCCAGAAGTATTAGTCCGCTTGCCGAACAAAATCGGTATGGTCTCGCCTAATCCAGCGACAGACTGGCCAGAACTAAGGCTGTAAGTCGAAAGTCTTCTGTTGGGAGATGCGGGGGCTTTCTTTTTGTCTGTTACTACTTCCTTCGATAGCCACGCTCCACCTGCATTAGGGAATTGTGCGCGTAAGCCAGGGTCGCCTTGAATAAAACCGGCGCGGTAAGCCTCTTGTGGGCTGCGAAAAAACTGCCAAGCTTTGCCGTCCTGTTGGAAACCAAACTGCGTGCTTCGTCCGATATAAGGATATGGATCCGCCATCTCTACCTCGTCGATACAGGTAATTTACCCGCGTTGGCGGTCGTCAATACCCTAAATGGGACAGTCCCAGCCAGCTGTAATCCCGCGGCAACAGGGCGCAGCGGAGAACCGATTGTCAAGCCGACAGTGGTCAAATTGAAGTTGGCGTCGGTGACACGACCTGTGAATTGCCAAAAGGTTTTGCTGGTGTTTCGACCGACAACAGTGACCCGATCACCCTTGACAATCAAATCTTCAACGTCGCTTTGCCGGATCGTTCCAATCGGAAGAACAATGTTGATCTCGTCGGCGTCGTTTCCGGCGTTATCCGAGTAGCTGCTGACTTCAAACGGCAGGAAATCGGCGGCAGATGCGTTGTAGTTCTGGACAGATAAAGAAAGCTTGGTGATCGAAAGCGTTTGGTAGTACGCGGTCGTGGTCATAGCCCCATGCTCCTGCGGGCAGCGTAGCTACGGCTCATCCGGTTCATCATGTTGGCTTCAGCTGCGCCAACCGCTGCTGCCATACCGCGCTGCATGTCGGACACTGAAACGTAATTCTTGTTATTCATGCGAAGGACTGGGCCAGTGGTGACATTCACCGAAGTGCCGCCACCGCCGTAATAGGCATTTTGCTGGCTGCTGTAGTTAGCCGTGCTATTTGCAGATCCTGCAGCAACGTCACCAGCAACGACAGATTCACCTCTAGAACCAGCGGAATACCTCATCATTGCCCGATTCATCTTGCTTTCAGGAATGACATATTCGGGCTCCGAGCCTTCCCCGATCATTGCCAATTGGGGCGAATCAACGTATCCACCCTTGGCTAGACGAGGTATGGCAATTTCAGGAATCAGCTCAATAGCAGGAATGCCAACAACGCCAGAAATCTTGTTGATGCCATCAAGCAGTTTATTGATCGTTCCAATGACGTTATTGACCATCCTTTCGGCAACACCAATCACGCCGTTCAGAATGCCCTTGACAGCTTCACCTAAGGCCTTGAATGGCCCAATCATGGCTTCTTTCAAGCTGTTGAACAATGCGCCAACGCTCACGATGAATTGACCTATCTGATCACGGAACTGGAATAGCGCGACGCCTGCACCGACCAACAATGCAACCCAACCGACAGGGCCACTAAAGAATGCGACAACACCAGCCATGATTCCAGAAAGGCCGCCGAGGGCACTAACTAGCGCGCCAACAGCAGATACGACAGTGACGATTGCAGGGCCAACGGTGCTAAAAAGTGTCGCTACACCGGCAATGACTGGGCCGAGAATTCCTATTACCGCGCCAATCGCACCAACCCCAACCACCAAACTTTGAATGGGTCCAGGCAAAGCATTGAATGCATTAAGTAAAGCGGTCAAACCTTCAATCATCGGAGTCAGTGCAGGCAATAATTTCGTGCCGATTGTGACTCTCAAATTCTCCATTGCAGCGTTAAAACGCCTTGCTGCATCAGGTTTAACAGTGTTCATCCTTTGCAACTGCTGCATCGCTTGGATCAGCACCTGCGTTGTAACCTTGCCCTGCGAAGCAAGTTCTTTCAGCTCGCCTCTTTCTACTTTTAGGACATTGGCAACGGCCTGAAGAATCGCAGGCATTTGCTCAGAAATGCTTCTAAATTCATCGCCTTGCAGGACGCCAGAACCCAGCGCTTGACTTAACTGAAGCATGACATTTGACATGCCCTCGGAGGTCAGGCCCATTTGCAGACCCGCCTTATTTGCGCCAACAAAAACAGTTTCAATGTCCTTCAGGCCAATGCCCATTGGGCTCAAACGTCCGTATAAATCAGCAACACCCTGAGAAGCGGACATATTTCCAAGGCCGAATTCTCTCGCCGCTTTGCCTGCTATCTGCTGGATCTTTGCCGCTTCCTCAGCATTCCCAGCAAGATTCAAAATTCGCTTCGCTGTACGGTCCGCCTCAATACCAGCACTTGCGACATCCTTAGCAAATGCAGTCAACCCAACGGCAGCAATGCCAGCGCTGAGGCCGCTGAATGCATCTTTCAACCCACGAACGCTGCGAGCAACGCCCTTCAGGCCAGCGTTTATTTTTTGATTTGTCCTTTCGCTAGTCCGCTGAAGCCGATCAGTAGCCCTGGTGACCTTATTAAGTTCGCTGACCGGCTGCGTTCCATCAAGGTGTAGAGCGACATTCGCTACTAATGGCGCAGGCACGGCTCAATCCATCAATGCCTCAAGTCTACCGGCGTCTGCGGTTTTGCTTTTCCATCTCATCCTTCTGGATTTCGTAATGCGTAGACCAAAGGATCAATTCCTCAACGGTCATTCTTTCCGCTATCTCGCTCAACGTATATCCAAGCTCTTTAGCCAAGGCCATTTGGAGCATTAGCAGGTTGTCCCGCTGCAGCTCCCTTTTTAGTTTCCCTGGTTCACGTCAACGATGTCATCCTCAATCAGCGCAAGGATGATCTTTTGCAGGTCACTGTCGCGAACCTCGTTCTTGAGTTCAGCAACATCCCCGAAGGCGAACATCTTGCCGCCGTTTTCGTTCAGCGCTTTTTGGACCAACAACTGAACAGCGAACTCGTTTGGGTCTTGGCTGTTGGCTGCCTTGGTGGCGCGTTCACGCTCAGCCATGGTCAAAGCGGTATGCCAAAAATCAAACTCGCTCCCATCGCTCAAGACCACGGTTTTCTTGGTCGGGACCAAGTTGGCGGCCTTCTTTAGACGTGCAAGAGCCGACAGGGCTTGGGCAGGCATAAAAATCAGGTCTTTGTTATTACTTTAGACGTAAAAAAGCCCCCGGTGCAACCCAGGGGCGAACATTCCACCGAAAGGCTATCAGGTGGTCGAGAAGTCGAAGGTAGGAACACCGGCAGGACGGAAGGTGATCTCAACCTGCTGAGCGTCGTCAGGATTGACGTTGAAACTTGCGGTCAACAACACGGCGTCCATTGCGATGCTGCGGCTGAGAGCTTCAGTGCCCTGCTTGTCGGTGTAGAGCTTGAAGGCACAACCAACTTGCTGACGCTGCAGCACGTCTTCCACCATGCGGTTGGACAGGGCGGAATCTTCGTTGGTCACATAGATGGTTGCGGAACCATTGCCATCAGCGAAGCCAGGGATATAAGCGCGGAAAGGCGCATACTGCCCAACAGCCTGACCAATGGTGGTCACGTCAATCTCAGTGCGCTCAATCTCGAAGCTCCAAGACTGAACTTGACCAACAGCGGCGTAGTCGTCGTAGAACACCTCAAATTCGTTAGGAGCAACTGCGGTGCCATCGTCAGTGATGGTGATTGTCGAGCCACCAGAGGTCGCCGAAACCTGCAGCACGCCAGTCGAAGCGGTGTAGGCAATGACGTAATAGGTGGTCGCTGCCGAGATACCAGCAGGCAGAGTGCCGGTGCCAGCGCCGCCGGTTTGGCTATTAACAACCCGGAATTCAACCGGATCACCAACCTTCAAATTGAGGTAGGTCTGAACAGTGACGGTATTGCCAGCAACAGAGACATCGGATTCACCGAATGTTCCAGTAGTGCCAGCAGGTTTGTAGTAAAGCGCGCCGGACGTACCGGACAAAACAGTGACAGCCATTGTTGTGAACGGTAGTGGCTGAAGAAATTCTAGCTTTGCTCGTAAGCCTCAAAAGTTATTGCCACCTGAGTCTGTGAAAACCCTTCCGGCGCAGAGGGTTCAATGACTCGCGGACCATTTGCGGCATCGAACTTTATATTTTCTAGCTGCAAACGTGAGAACAGGTCAATGCAGCGCTGAGCGATGGTCAATCCGGCGCCAGGGCCTTCACCACGAGGGCTGAAGATGTTGAATACCAAAGAACCGTTTCGGCGGTCAAAGCCATCGCCAGTGCCACGGCTCGATGTGGTCAAAATCGTCATGTAAGCCGAGTCACCCCAGACGATGCTTGCTTGAATCCAGCTTGCGTTATTAGGCGGCGTGAACGGAACGTTTTGATAGGAGACCTGCAAAGCCGGAGAAGTCGCGAACTCAGTTGCGATACGACCTTCAATGTCAGCTCGAATGGTGTTGAGACTCATGACCGCGTAGAAATGCGAATGGCTTCAGATCCAATCCGAGTTTGAACGTCTTTGGCGACAATATCCAGAAAAGGTTCCGCGCCTTGTCTTGTTCTGTATTTACCACCCCAAGAAGGCGGCAGGTCAATCCCCGCAACTACTGGCGCTGCGTAAGGCAGGTTATTAAACACGCTGCCTTCAAAAGGCTGGATTGTGGTTTGCCAATTACTCCGCAAGCGCCCTGTGTCAACAGGCGTCCGTTCTTTCAGTCGCCTTTCAGCATCAAGAGTCGCAGCGCGTATCAGCTCTGAAAGGTTATCCCTAGTTTCAGCCGCAATCGCCGTGATCTTGATTTGACGTGGCATCTTATTCCCTCAGGAAGATCTCAAACACAATCGCAGTGTTGTCCTGCTCAATCTTATTGACCTCAATGATTTGCATGATCCGACTGCTAACGGTCACCTGATCTGACACCGCAGGCTCAAATGTCACGTCGGCCGCAGCAATCGTCAGCTTTTTATCGGAGCCCTTGATTAGATCATTGACTTCACGCTCGCGGACATCCTCAAGGACACCACGCACAGTAGAAGTCGCAACCGAAGGCGTTGATTGGCCAGTTGTCGTGTTGTAAGCGCTTGCTGTAACCCGACGAAAGGCGACCTCGCCACCAAACTTGGTCATCAGCTTGCTAGCTGTTTTCCGTAGCGAGGTTGCAAGTGCCATCAGATCTTGTAGGCGATACAAGCTCCGTTTTGGAGCTGGATGCTGGTGAAATACCCCGTCAAGTGAGCACCTTGATCAACCGAAGCGCCGATGAAGCTGTTGTCGGTGATGTTGGTGGACACGATGGATTGCACCGTGCTGTTTTCGTAGAAGTCGATATGACGGAATTTGCCGGTATGAACGGCAGTGTCGTTGATGACTTCCGCGCCAACCGCGTAATTGATGTCAGAGGTGCCGCCGTGTGACTTGGCCATGATCAGATGTTGTAGGCGATGAGAGCGCCACCCGTGTTAAGGGTGAAAGCGGTGAAAACGCCTTGAAGCTCAAAGCCAGCAGGAAAACCTTCGCCAACCAGGCTGTTGCCGGTGTAATTCTCAACAGTGATTGCAGAGAAGGACGTATTGCCCTTGACGATCACGATGCGGTTCCAACGCCCGGTCTGCGGTGTCGTGCTGTTTACAAAATCACCACCAAGGCTGTAGGCAGGGTCAATGCCGTTGTGTCTGCCCATAATCAGCTCCGCTTGATGGCAAAGTTTCCAGGTCCGCTAATTCTAAGTCCAGTCAAATAGCGTTCAAAGATTGGCGGGACACGATCAGCGCCAGTGGCCATGCTGCTAGCGCCTGCAGTAGTGACGCTCAGGCTGCCAATGCTCACGGAGCTGTAATCCTCAAGGCCGCTGAGGCCAAGGCCATCCTTGTTGTTGTGGAGATAGACGGCTAGGACAGCTTGGGCTTGCTTGACCTGATCCGGGATCTCAGTGTCAGTGAAGTAATCCGTGCTGATGCGGAAGGGAAAGCCAACCGCATAGGTATTGATGTAAGTGTCGGGCTTTCTGACGCCAGTACGCGGCCATTGCAGCGCTTGAGTATCAGTAGCCCGCGCACCTAAGAAGCGCTCACGATCAAGACGTTGCGTGGCGGAATACAACGCACGATTTTTCTGGTCAGTGGTAGCCGACGCCCATGCGGTCACGTCGTCGTTTTCGACCATGCCATCAATTAACGCCTGTGCATCAGCAAGGGTCAGATAGCTATTCGCGCTAGCTCCGCCAACGGTGGCGTCAATCGTGATCGCCATTTACAGGCTCC